TGATAGTATTATTGGCCTTAATTCAGACTCTGAAATTTATCTTCTTCAAGAAGTAGAAGATGAAAGATATGAGATCATATTTGGTGATGGTAGATTTGGTAAGAAATTATCAAACAATAATGTAATATCCGTTTCATACATTACGACAAATGGAGTAAATGGTAATGGTGTTACCAACTTCTCGTTTGCGGGCACGTTAATTGATAATGATGGAGTCTCAGTTACGAGTGGAATATCTGCATTAACTACAAATTCTTCGGCATCTAATGGAGCTGAGATTGAATCTTTGTCATCGATCAAAAAATTAGCACCAAGATATTACTCTTCTCAAAGAAGAGCGGTTACCGCATCGGATTATGAGTCTATTATTCCCATAATTTACCCAAATACTCAAAGTGTTGTTGCATATGGTGGTGAATCTGCGACTCCTCCACAGTTTGGAAAAGTTTTTATATCAATAAAACCTTCAAATGGTCAATATATTTCCGAATTTGATAAGAGAACTATTATTGATAAGTTAAAATCATATAGTATTGCTGGAATTAGACCAGAATTGATTGATTTGAAGTTTTTGTTTGTTGAATTGGATTCAACTGTATACTACAACGTTAATATCTCTCCAGGAATTGAGTCTATTAAGACATCAGTAACTGAAAATCTTACAACATATTCAAATTCTGATGATTTGAATAAATTTGGTGGAAGATTTAAGTATAGTAAAGTTCAAAGAATTATAGATCAAACAAGTACATCAATTACATCCAATATTACTAAAGTAAAAATTCGCAGAAATCTTGAAGCTAACACTTCAAATCCAGCACAATACGAATTATGTTTTGGTAATCAGTTCCATGCTAACAATGATGGTTATAATATAAAGTCTACTGGATTTACGGTTGATGGAATTAAGGGAACAGTCTACATGACTGATAGATATGTTTCTTCTACTTTAGGAGAATTGTTCTTGTTTACTCTTGGCCCAGATAACCTACCAGTGGTTGTTAAAAAGAACGCTGGTACTGTAAAATATGACGTTGGTGAAATCCTTATAGATACTGTAAGGATTATATCTACAGAAAAACCTCAAAATATAATAGAGGTTGAAGCTGTACCCGAATCTAATGATGTTTTGGGTTTGAAAGACTTGTATGTCCAACTTTCTGTAGAGAAATCTACCATTTCCCCAGTTCTTGATGTAATTGCTTCTGGGTCAGACACATCTGGCACTAGATTCGTAACAACATCCAGTTTTTCCAACGGTAAGTATATCAGAGAATAATGATCGACACATCTTCTAAAAAGATCCAGGTTAATCAGGTAGTTTTTAACCAATTACCTTCTTTCGTACAAGAAGAAAATCCATTATTCGTTGATTTTCTCAAAACTTACTACGTTGGCCAAGAGAATTTAGGTGGAGCTTTAGATATTTCTTCAAATTTGAATGAATATCAAAAAGTAGAGACTTTTAGTGGAAACACCAATCTAATTGGGTTTACTACTTGCACTTCAAAGGTAAACTTCTTTGATTCCACAATCAATGTGACATCCACTGATGGGTGGCCTGATTCATATGGTCTTTTGAAGATTAATGATGAAATTATTTCATATACAGGAAAAACAAATACTTCATTCACGGGTTGTTTTAGGGGATTTAGTGGTGTTGAGAGTCTCCATGGAAATGTAAATCCAGATACTCTTGTTTTTTCTGAAACCACTGCAGCCTCACACAAAAAAGATACCAGAGTAATAAATTTAAGTAATCTTTTCTTACAGGAATTCTGGAAAAAGACAAAAGAACTGTTCTTGCCAGGATTTGAAGAAAGGGAAATCGTATCTTCCGTAGATAAAGCAAACTTTTTAAGACAGGCTAAGGATTTTTACTCATCTAAAGGTACTGACGAAGCAGTAAAAATTCTTTTTGGAATTCTTTACAATAAAGATGTTGATGTAATAAAACCCATTGATTATTTGATTGCTCCCTCTGATGCTGATTTTGTAGCCACACGAGATTTAGTTGTAGAATCAGTCAGTGGGGATCCTTCTAAGGTTGTTGGTCAACCATTAAAACAGGTTGGTAATGATTTTTCTGAAGGTTCTATCTTTAATGTTAAAACCACAGATAGAAATGGAAAAATATACTATACGTTAAGTTTAGCAAAATCTACTCTTAAGGGTGATTTTGATATTACGGGATCCACGAGATTAAGTAAGAATATTTCCATTGGCAGTACGGTTCTTAACGTAGACTCCACTATTGGATTCCCCGACAGTGGAACTTTCTATGTTGGTGCAGGTCTTACTGTAGGAATCGCAACCTACAAGAGTAAAAATTCCACACAGTTTTTTGGAGTGAGTGGAATTTCTTCTGCACACTCTGATAATACTTTGGTCAGATCTTCAAATCTTGTTTATTCTTATGAGGATGGTAATTTATCAAAACCTGTATTTTTCAGATTGACGGCCGTCATTAATAGTACTGATATTGATGAATTTAGTTACTTCTTAGAAAATGATTCTATTTTTGCAAAAAATCTTGGTAATTATAGTAGTAATGTAGACTACAGACTAAATTCTTGGATTCATAACATTAAAACAGTATCTAAAGTATCTGTAGATGTTTTCAAAAATGAATCTAATATTGATTTGGTCACAAATACTATCAACACAATAGATCCTCACTTATTGAGAATTGGTGATAGTGTAACTTTGTTGGATCAGACCTCAAACATAGCCTCAAATGTGGAGGCAACAGTAACAAAGGTAGTAAACAATAATTCCTTCCAGATTGATATTATAAGTGGAACTTTATCAGTTTCAAGAGTTTACAAAGTAAGGAAAAATTTATTATTTGCTTCTAGTAATAATTCATTTGTAAAAACTAGTGATTTTATTTCTAATGTCCAGAATACGTACACCGATAAATCGGATGAGAACGTTTATGTAGCCTCTGGAAGTCTCCCATCATTCAAAATATATGCAACTGATCGCAGAAAAACCTTTAGTTCTTCAGATATCTCTAGTAATTCAATTACTATATCAAATCATGGATTTTTGACTGGAGAACTTGTCAATTATAAACCAACGGGCATCGGATTGACCGTTGTTACTGGATTATCCACAAATACAACATATGCAGTTGTTAAAATTGATGATAATACTATAAAACTTGCAAGAAGTGCTGGTGATGCACTAGTAAAAAGATTTTTAGATATTTCTTCTGGTGGAACAACACATTTAGTTGTTCCAGAAAAATTATCTGGTAAAAAGCTTCAACATCAAAACTTCTTAAGGAAATTCCCAAGAAACTATACTATTCCCGAGTATAGAAAGCCACTTGAAAATGAATCTATTGGAATGTTCCTGAATGGAACTGAAATTATGTCAAATAGATCTGGAGATTCTATTTGGTATGGGCCAATAACAGGAGTAGAAGTTCAAAATGGTGGTTCTGGTTATGATGTGAAGTTCCCACCGAACATCAATATATCGGATATCACAGGAGTTGGTGCAACTGCATATGCAATAGTAGAAAATGGAAAGTTTGAAAAAATTGAGATATTATCTGGTGGATTTGACATCCAAAAACCACCTGTTATTTCAATTACTGGTGGAAATGGATCTGGTGCAACAGCCGAAACAAGAATAAGAAGAGAACAGACAACTAGAACATTTGACCCAGATAGTGGCGTCAATACTTCAACAAATACTATTACTTTCCCCAATAGACACCTTTTCGACAATGGAGAAGAAGTTTTCTACCAAAAGGCGACTGGATTTGCAGCTGTTGGTGGATTAGTAGATAAGTCGATCTATTATTTACATGTAAAGGATGACTATTCTGTTCAATTTATGTCATCATATGATGATGCTGTAAATGGGATAAATCCAATTAATCTTACCAGTGCATCTGCTGGTGTTAATACAGTAAAAACTACTAAGTATCGTGGAGTTCTTGATAGTGTTGTAATTACTAACAGTGGTTCTGGATATTCTAATAGAAGAGTCGTAGTCACGAATTCAACATATCCACCCATAGATTACACTACTATTGGAGATATTAATTCTGGTATCAGTACATCAAATGATTATGTCTTCTTCAAAAATCATGGATTTAGAACGGGTGATTTAGTTGAATATAAATCGGATTCTCCTATCTCTGGATTATCCACCGTTCAAAATTATTATGTCGTTAGAGTTGATGAAGATAAATTTAAATTAACATCGGCCGGAATAGGCACCACATCAACAACTTCATTCCTTAATAAACAAGAATTTATTAATTTGAAGTCGGTAGGTGGATCAACACATACTTTCAAATATCCAGATATTCATATTAGTGTTGATGTTGTAAGTGGAGTTGCAAATACCGCATATTCGACACCATCACTTCGTCCAGTTTGTGTTGGTGAGATTACACAATGTCCTTTGACTTCTGTTGGATCTGGTTATGGAGCTACAGACTGTATTAATGTTCATAGAAAACCAAACGTAACTGTTTCAAATGGATCTGGAGCGATAATCGATATTGTTGTCGATAATGGTCAAATTGTAAATGCTTTCGTAAAATCTGGCGGTGGTGGATATCAGACTCCACCAAAAATCACAGTGTCTGGTGAAGGAAAGTATGCAAAATTAGTAGCCAATGTCTCTAATGGAGTCGTTACAAGTGTTACTATTAGCGATACTGGGAAAGATTACGTCCAAAGTACAACCTCAGTAGTTGTCCGCCCTGCAGGATCTGGAGTTAAACTTGATGGAAAGGTAAAGGAGTGGAAACTAACAACACTGAAAAAATATAGACCAGCTATAAATGAAAATGATGATGGTATTTTAGTCCAAAGTCAAAACGAAAATTATGGACTGAAATATATTAATACATATCTCCCAAGACAACTGAGATTAATTCTTGAAGACAATATTGAAGATGATTTCTCAGAAAAATCAACTGTTGCTCACTCTCCTATTGTTGGTTGGGCTTATGATGGATCTCCGATTTACGGCCCATATGGTTATGGAACTCCTAGTGGTGGAACTGTTAGGAGAATGGTTTCTGGATATAAACTTGTAAACAAAGGAAATAGACCATCAACATCTATATTTCCATATGGATCATTCATTGAGGACTATGTTTATAATGCAAGTGGAGATCTAGACGAATTCAATGGTAGGTTCTGTAGAACTCCAGAATATCCCGATGGTGTGTATGCATACTTCTGCACAATTCAAGCCACCAATAGTTCTATAAGTCCATTTGCAAACACTAGAGAACCAGAATTCCCATATGTATTGAATGGATTCAAATATAAGAGAGATCAGTTTAACGAATCCGCAGTTTCTATTCAAAATTTACCACTAGTCAATAGTAGTGATTTGGTAAGAAACACTTACTACTATAAACTCGGTTTTTCAAACTCAGAATACAATTATCTGGTTACTGATCAACTAAAAGATAGTGAGTTAATTGTAAGAAGCATAGAAAATGGTGGAATTAATACTGTCAGTGTTATACTTCCAGGCCAAAATTACAAAGTAAATGAACAGATTAGATTTAATAATCTAAATTCTTTTGGAAATGGTGCAGCTGCCAAAGTACGCAATTTAGTTGGAAAAGGTCTGTCTACATTATCATACAATATTAAAACTGTACCAAATGTAAGTTTTGTTTATTCCAATGATGTCGTAACAGGAATCGCTACTACAGCACATGGATTAAAAAATAATGATCTTATTGTAATCAGTGGAGTTGGAACAGGACAACTTTCTTTTATAGAAGGTTCTAGAACAATTTCTGTTTCCACAGTAACTTCCAAATTAGATAGTGGATTACTGACTATCGCAGAAACAGGAATAACCACAACAATAACCCTACAACAATCTCCAAATAATGATGCAATTCAGGTAGATGATATTATTGGGATAGGAACAGAAAGATTATCCATCCTCTTTATTGACAGGCCAAAAAATCTATACAGAGTTCGTAGACAAGCTGGTTTTGCAGGATCGCATTTCCAAGGATCTCCAGTTTCTCTTGACCAAAGAACATTTAGTTTTGAGGTTGGATTAAAGACAGATTTATCAACTCCCAAAAACTCTAAAATTGTCTTCAATCCTCAGTCTACAATAGGATTTGGAACAGCTGAGGTTGTAAAAACTGTTGTTGGTATTGGCACTACAATCGTAGTTAGAGTAAAGGCAAAAGATGGCACTATTTTAAGTGATCATCAACTACCACCACCAGGATCAACAGCTGATAATGCAATCACAATTACAAATCATAATTTTGTAACTGGTCAAGCAATAAAATATAACGTTGGACCTACTGGATTTGGAATGACAGTTGCCAATGATTTGGCCTTAAGTGATACTTTCCAACTAGTAGATGATCAAATTGTATATGCTGTTAAGAAATCAAATAATCTTTTAGGTATATCAACAACATTATCTGGAATTGGTAGTACTACTACTTCTTTGTACTTCTCAAATATTGGTAGTGATGTTGACCATTCATTTACTACGACTGAAATAGAATATGTTGGAACAGTAAAGAGATATGATGTTACGGCTAAAGTAACGCAACCACATGTTCTCAATACTGGCGATAAAGTAAAAGTTAATGTTTTACCAAATAAAACAATATCAACGGAAATTGAATATGATTTGTTGTCAAGAAAGACAATTACCACACCAACTTACTTATCATCATCTTCATCTGTAATTGGTGTTGGATCTACAAATTCTGTAATAACGTCCTCCAGTCATGGTTTTGTTTCTGGGGACAAAATCGTTTATAGATCTGGATCTTCCGTAGTTACACCTTTGGTCGATGGTGGAGAATATTACATTAAAAAAATAAATGATGATAAATTCAGATTATCTACTAACTATTCGGATTCAACCACTCCTGGTGGATCATATATTGGAATAAACAGTTTTGGAAGTGGAGTTCACAAAATTGCAAAAATTAATCCACATATTGTAGCTGTTAGAGGAAACTCCATTGGATTTGCAGTTTCTGATAACTCTTTGACTGATCTCAAATTAGAGTTCTTTGAGGATCAAAATTTCGTTACTAGATTTGAGGGTGTTGGTATTTCTACTGAAATTATAAGATCTGGAACTCCTGGAACCCCTGGGGCTAAGGTTACACTTAAATTGAGTGAGAATACGCCAACCCCACTGTATTACAAGTTAACCCCAACAAACTTAACGACCATTGATTCGCAGAGAAGAGAAGCTGGGCCAGATAATAGTGTAAAATCTGGATCAAAAATTATCGTAACACCAAGTACTTACTCTGGAACATTTAGTATAACAACTACTTCAAATAGCACGGAGTTTGTATATCAGACAGCTGAAAAACCAGAATTTACTCCATATACTACTTCTGGAATAACCACGTTTAATTACACCACAAATTCTAAAACAGCAACTGGTGGTATTCATGACATCTTTGTTACTTTCCCTGGTGTCAACTATAAACAGAACCCAGGAATATCTACAATAGTAACCACAAGCGGAGAAAATGCATTACTGCGAATCTATGACAATGGAATTGGTAAACCAAATAATGTAGATTTGATTAGAATTGGATATGATTATCCTTCCGACAAATCAATTCAACCAACGGTTGATATTCCAACAGTTATTACTATCAGTAACAACTTTGCTATGTCACAAGTTGGTGTTCTTACCGCTGGAAGAAATTACGTTACTGCTCCAGACTTGATTATTCCTGGTCGTGACGATGTTGTATTGACAGCAACTTTATCTGGAACGGGAATTGGCCAAGTCACAGTTGAAACTGCTGGTAGAGGATTTAATGAAGTTCCCACCCCACCAAGAATTGTTGCTATCAACAATACAAATGGTATTGGTATTGTTTCAACAAGTTCTAATGGAGACACTAACTTTGTAACATTGGAACAACCAACAAACGGTTGGAAATCGGATGGAAGCGACTTCCCATTCTCTGTTGGAGATAGAATATTTGTCGAAGGAGTTGGAACAGCTCAAACTACATTCTCTTCAACTGGTGGATACAACTCCGAAAACTATGACTATACCTTCTTTACTGTAAAAACAAGAAATCCATCTTCCTCTCAAATTACATACTCTATTGCTGGTTTGGGTACGACAGGTGGAACATATAATCCAGATACTTCTGCTGGTAGAGTAATCAGACAGAAAGATCTTCCTACATTTACTGCATTGTTAATACCAGAACCATTCTTTGATGGTGAAGGACTCACATATGGTGCAAATGGCAAAGCCTTCGTATTGGCAAATTCTGGATTTAATCCTGTCACAAATACTCTCAGAATTAGATCAACAACATCCGAAATTAAAATTGGTGATGTCATAAAAGGACAACTATCTTCTGCTCAGGCAACTGTTCGTAATGTAATTTCTAGAAAATCGTTCTTTAAGACAGATTATTTTGCTGACAGAGTTCAGGGATGGAAGAAGGATACTGGAAAACTGAATGATGACTATCAAAAGATAACTGATAGTGATTACTATCAAGCATTCTCTTACTCTCTAAAGAGTGAGGTTCCATACGATACTTGGAAAACATCCGTTGATAGTCTTGTACATACAACAGGATACAAGAATTTTTCAGATCTCATAATCAGATCAAATAGCACTGCTGGATTTGCAAGAAGTAATGACCTGAGAACAAAAGAATTAAAATCCGATACTTCATTAACAGTGAATGTTGATAATGAAGAATCATTCTTTACCAAAACTGATTTTGACCTGGCCGGAGAGGAAACCATCAAAACCTTCTTGAAAGGTGTAGAAAGAGAAACCTCTAAGTTTATTACTCTCCAAAACAAAAAAATTACATCATTCATTAACATCATAACAAATAAAGTTGATCTTATTGATGACATCTCTCCACAATTCACTGGTATTGGAACTACAACATCTGCAAAGTATGTTGGATTGACAAGCTTTAAGCTGTTATCTGATGGTATTCCCCTCTTTACAAAGGTCTTTGATGGATCTGATAGTGATGTTATTTCTGTCGGTTCTTCTTTACTTAGAATAAACAATCACAACTTCCAAACAGGTGAAAGAGTTAAGTATGATCCTTCTGGCGCTTACGGAAACAATAGAATCGGTATTGATACAACTAACGTTGTTCTCGGTGGGGTCTCAACAAATTTCTTACCATCTGAGGTTTATGTTATCAAAGTGAACAATAATTTCCTGTCACTGGCTGGATTAGCCACTGCTGCAGCGTCAGGAAATGCCTTATCCTTTAGAAGTGTTGGATCTGGAACCTCACATTCGTTGGATGTTTTGCGTCCAGATGACAGAGTTATTATTGAGATTGATGAAATAATCCAACCACCACTCTTTAGAAGAACAGTTGATGTTGCACTAGACGAAGCTGTAGGAGTTGGTTCAACAACCATAAAAGTTGTTGGTGTTACTTCTATTTCGGTTAATAATCTCTTGAACATTGACAATGAGATAATGAGAATTTCTACAGTTGGTTTAGGATCAACAAATGTTCTTGAAGTGGAACGTGGAGTTCTTGGCAGTGTGGCGGCCGCCCATACAGTTGGTGCAGCTGTAACAATGAGAGGAGGAAGTTTCCATATTGTAAAAGATGTAATTCACTTTGTAACACCTCCTTATGGTAAAGTTGGAGTAACAACTCTACAACCTGGAATCGGAACAAATTCCACGTTCCAAGGAAGAGTATTCAACAGAAAGGATCCAACTACAAACTTTATCTTTGATGATATTTCTCAAAACTTTAGTGGAATCGGAAAAACCTTTACTCTTCTCCAAGATAGCCAAGATGTCACTGGTATTGTTACCACAGTTGGTGGCGGCGGAGAAGTAGTCAATCAGGGTATCATATTGATTAATAATATGAATCAAAGACCACTAATTGATTTTGTAATGCAGGAGAGATTAGATCCAGGTATCGGAGCATCTGTTATTTTCACTGGCACTAACAGAGAAAATCTTCCTAGAGGTGGTATTGTTGAAAATTACACTATTGGTTTTGGTACTAATTATCAACCCTTGGTTGCTGCAGCAGCTACTGCAATCATCAATGGTGCTGGAGCCATTGAAAGTGTAATTGTAACTGGTGGTGGATCTGGATATAGATCTGCACCCATTGATATTCAAGTCTTCAATCCATTGGGTATTGGATCGACTGCTGTGCTTCAAGCCACCGTTGGTTCTGCTGGAACAATCACTGGTATCACCACAGTTAGTGGTGGATCTGGTTATGCAAGTACAACTCCACCATTTATTGTTGTTGGACTTGGAACTGGATATGAAAAAATGACATATAGTGGTGGCAGTGGAAGTGGATTTAAGGCCTCAGTTGTTGTTGGAACTGGTGGTAGTATCGTAGACTTTAAAGTCGATGATGCTGGCATTGGTTATCAAAACGGAGAAGTTCTAACGGTTGTTGGAATCCCCACAGGATCTGGTGGTTTTAGTCCACATACTATAACAGTCACTTCAATCTACAATGATAGTTTTGCTGGATTTAGTTTCGGTCAATTACTGGAACTTGATAGTTTTGAAGATCAATTTGATGGTAGTCAAACTACGTTTACCCTGACAAAAACAACAGTTAATAAGGATATTATTAACATTGGATCAAATGATACAACTGTAAAACCAGCAAACAACCTGTTGGTGTTCATTAATGATATTCTTCAACAACCAGGTCAGGCCTACGAGTTCAATGGTGGAACTCAAATGACATTTACTGAGCCTCCAAAGGCAGGAAGTAAATTGCAGTTGTTATTCTTTAGAGGTTCTAATTCTGACGTTGATGATGGAACTCCATTTGCCACTATTAAGGTTGGCGACACATTACAACTTGAAAGAAAAGTAAATTCTTTACAACAAAAAGAAAGAAAGGTTACATCAATTACTGGTGTACAAAAAGTACAAACTAATCTCTATAGTGGTGCAGGAATTAATCCTGATAGATCTTTTGTTAGACCTCTGACATGGACTAAACAGAAGAGTGATCTGATACTTAATAATCAGGCACTATCTAAGTCAAGAACAAATTATTCATCCAATATAGTACCAACAACCAATATTATTCAGAATGTCGGATTGACATCAAACTTCTTCTATGTTATTGATGCTTTCCCAATCTTCAGTGCATTGGATAACAGATCAACTAGAAATGAAGTACCTGGTGATTTTGGTGTAGACATTATTGCACAAAATAATGTTGACAGAGCCGATGCAACGGTATCTGTATCTGTTGGAGGAACTATTGTAAGTCCTGTGGTTACGGATAATGGATCGGGATACATCAATCCACCCACTGTTTCCTTTGCCTCATCTGTCGCACAAATTAGAGAAATTGGTAGAACCTGGACACAAAGAACATCATACACGGATGTTAATTATCAAGGAATTGAAAGATTTAATGGAATGTTCGTTGCTGTTGGTAGCACAACAGGTATCAACACTTCTACATCTGGTGTTTCTTGGTCAAATAGTCCAAATTCAACAACATTTGGTGACCTCAATGCCATAGTTGGAATGACAACTCATTTGGTTGTTGTTGGTGCCTCTGGAACATGTGGATTCTCTACCGATGGATTAACTTTCTCTCCTTCTACAACATTTAGAAGACGCAATGTATTCCCTCTTATATTCTGGGATAACATAACAGTCAGCCAAAATATTAATGATGTGGCATTTGGAAATAATATTGGAGTTGCAGTTGGTGCGGCTGGCACAATTATGTTTACCGTGTCTGGTTATGCTGGATTTGGTACTGCTTTTGAAGTTACAACTAAACAATCCTCACAAAATCTTAATGGTGTTTCTGCCAATGGAAATGTATTTGTAACTGTGGGTGATAACGGAACCATTCTGAGATCAACCAATGGTCAAACTTTCTCTGGTGTTTCAACTTCATCTATAACAACCAAACTTAACGGTATTAAGTATGCTGATGGTAAGTGGATTGGAGTTGGAGTTGGTGGAACAATTATCAAATCTGTGAATAATGGATTAACTTGGTCTGTAGTTTCCGCAGGATCT